CTAAAATGATAAAGTTCCATGAAAAACATAGATTGCTTGATTGGTGGTCAGAATACTTTGAGCTTGTGAGTGGTGTAGATTTCCTTATGGGGCGTACTGACTATGACGACTCTCATAAAAGTTGGCGGTGTGATTTTGATTTTGTGATCAACTTCGATAAATTTATAAAAATAATAGAAGGGAAATACTCATGAGCGAACAAATAGTTTTAGGTGGGTTAATTGCTGACAATGAGAAAATACATGATGTAGCTCCGCTATTAACGGTTGATTGTTTTAAGAATCCCGATCATTCCAGGCTATATCGGCACATTCTACAATTTCACTATGAAAACAAACCTTTCGATATTGTTTCTATTGCTGACCTGTTGGGTGATCGCTGGATGCCATTTTGCGGCGAGATGGTTAGTAAATCATTTAAGCATGGGAACGTCGTGCATCATGCAAAGCTGGTTAGCGAGGCTCATAGACGCGATTTAATCAAAAGTGAGTTAAGCAACGCTATCGGCAAGATAGTGAATCGTACCGACACCCAGGAAGTGGTAGACGACATTAGCTCGTTTTTATCAACCTTAGAATCTAACGGCGAGAGTCAGCTTCGTAATATTGGTGACTCTATGAGCGAGTTTGTCAATGAGCTGGAGCGAAGGTATTTAGCTGATGGTGATATTATCGGCCTAACAACAGGTTTAAAAGATTTAGACCAATCTATTCAAGGGATGCAAGATGGTAATTTGATTATTATTGCTGGTCGGCCTGCCATGGGTAAATCAGTGCTAGCTATGAATATTGCGCAACATAACGCGCTGCAAAACAAAAACACTTTGTTTTTTAGCTTAGAAATGACTGAAGACGAAATACAGCAAAGGTTAGTATCTAGCGTTGCTTGTGTTGATTACGGGTCTATTCAAAGCGCATCTTGTGTTGATCAAAACGAAGTGATGCCTATACTGGCTGATGGGATTAACAGGATCAAGAAAGGTAAATTTATTGTTGATGATTCTAGCTCGCTTTCAATAGCTGAACTAAAAGCAAAATCTATAGCTTATGGTCGCAAAACAGGCGGCATTGATTTGGTGGTGGTTGATTACCTTCAATTGCTATCCGCTAAAGCTGAAAGCAGGTTTCAAGAGGTTTCGATGATTAGTAGAGAGCTAAAGGCGTTAGCTAAGGTATTAAAATGCCCCGTTATAGCATTATCTCAATTAAGCCGGAGCCTTGAGTCAAGATCAGATAAAAGACCCGTTATGAGCGATTTAAGGGAATCTGGGCAGCTAGAGCAAGATGCCGACAAAGTTATATTTATTTATCGGGATGAAGTTTATAACGAGCAAACCAGAGCTAAAGCGCTAGCGGAGATTATTATTGCTAAAGCCAGGAATTGCCCTAAAAAAAATGTAGTTAGCGTCTTTGATGGTGCAAAGCAGACGTTTAGAGAGGCTGATCATACTAGTTACGCAATAATTGATGAGATTAAATCAAGCAGTGGAGGCCAGAGCAATGAAGGATTTACCAAGATGTACAAATAACAAGCCAGCTCCAATTGGATCGCTTGTTGATGATGCTGTAAATCAGATAAAACAAAAGTCTGAAAAACTAAAAACAGAAAATCTAACCAATAAGAGGTAATTAACATGATAGTTAAAGAGTTAGACGAAATTGAAAGCGTTTTTGTTCAATGGTCAGAAAACAACCATATCAATGAAATGATGGGTTATGACGAAAATAGCGACATTAACAAATTCATAAATCCCCACGAGCTTAACCTGATATTGATACACTCAGCAAAAATAGGCTTGCGTTGCGATAAAATAGTTTTAGACGTTTTGTTCACGAATGGGAAATCATTTGAAGGCGTAAAATTTTACCAAACAGAACAAACAGAAACACTAGTAAAGTTATTGAATAGCGACTAAAAGGAGGAGCAAAAAACATGAGCGACAAATGGGAAGAAAAAAACATTAAAAATCCAAATCACTATGACTTATTCGGAGAAAACACAATTCACATATTAGCTAGGTCAATGACCGTCGAGATGTGGAAAGGGTTTTGTTTTGGTAATGTGCTGAAATACCGCCTTAGAGCTGGAAAGAAAGGCGAGCTTAAACAGTGCATCAAAAAAGCTGAGCAGTTTGAAACGCTGTTTGATGAGCATAAGAGTAAATGTATTAATTTTGAGTAAAGTAAAATAAGAGCTGTTTAATTAGATAAGGATAAGATAATGAGCGAACCAAGCGCGTATATTTTAGAAGGCTGGGATGAAGTTTGCGCCACTGCAAATGCATCATTAAACACAGACTGCCCATTGCTAGACGATGAAGTTTTAGTTGAGATGCACAAATATGTTTCTCGATTGAATCAGCGAAAGAACGAAATAGAAATTTTACTAGAGGATTTAAAGGCTGATCTATTGATGCGAGCTGAAACAGATAGTGAAGGATATAGCGTAGTTAATTTATCTGGCTCTATCTGGCATAGGTTAAAAAAGATCACTAAAGACAGCTAGAACAAATAATTAACGCGCCGCGAATGCGGTCGCCGTTGAATGGGTTGTTATACGCAACCAATTTTACCAGACGGGAAATATGGTATGAAATATTATGTATCACGGCATGAATATATAAATATAAAGCAAGGAAAAGACTTTGCCGCATTGCTCCACAGAGACAAAAGCGATAAAGCTGTATATGCGGTTGATATTGCCGTTCTGACTAACTGCCATGCTTGCGATGAAGAATTTGTACTAGAAGAAAAGAACGAGCATGAAGCAGGAGACTTTTGCGACCACTGTTTAAACATTCACGGCGTATAACCACGAACACAACGCCTTGTCCGTTGGTGCGTTTTGTTAGCTGTTTGATTAGACAATCATTACTATGATGGTTAGAATAGAACACTCTTAATAATTTGAGGCGCTTATGCGGGATTTAATAATTACTAATGATAACCAGATTTTGGTTTCTTCTAAAGATATATCAGACGCTTTTGGTAAAGTTCATAGAAATGTAATGCGAGCAATTAAAGATCTAGATTGTAGCGATGAATTTAGAGTGACCAATTTTGAGCAGTCCACTTTCACATCGTTACAAAACAAGATTTTGCCATGCGTAAATATGACAAAAGATGGTTTCGCTTTTTTGTGCATGGGTTTTACTGGCAAAGAGGCGGCGCAATGGAAAGAGAAATACATTAAAGCCTTCAATAAAATGGAAAGCGCGCTATCAAAAAGCCTAGAGAAAGCGCCAAAATCAATGGAAGATTTAAACGCAATATCCAAACGGATTGAAAACTTAAATGATATCGGCAGCTTTCACGGTCAAGGTTTAGCGAAATTTGCAAAAGATAAGCGGCGAGAGGTTAAAGTTTTTGAGCTGGCGCTGGAGCAGGCTCAAATGAGTTTAGGTGTCTAGGCTTGAATTACTCACAGCAAGGCGATAAGCCCGTCCGGACTCCGACCCAGAACGCCGCAATACATAAGTATTTCGATATGCTGGCTGATTCTCTTAATAATGCTGGTTATGACGTTAGAAAGGCAATGAGGCATGATGCACCCATACCATGGACCCAAAATCTTGTGAAGGAGCTTATATGGCGTAAAGTACAAAAGGCGATGTTTGATATAGAATCAACAACAAAGCTTGATGTGAGCCAAATTAGCGATGTTTACGAGGTGATTAATAGGTATACGGCTGAATCCTTCTGTGTGAGCGTTGCTTTTCCTGAAAAAGACAGGTTAATAAAATGATAGTTGATGATATTCAATTCAAAAAAGACTGTCTCAGGCGGTATTACGCTGATATGGATATTAGCAAGGCTAAGCGCTTAAAAAGCAAGTATGAAACAGACAAGGGAAAACCAACCGCTAAATCAAGAGCTTTTGTTAAGCGGGTAAATGTGGCTAAAGGTTATGATCTGCTATGAGTGTAGCAAAATTAAGGTGTAAGCACTGTAAAGAGTATTTTAAGCGTGAAACAATGGTTCAGTTTCCTTCTGGTCGGTTTTGCACTAAAGATCACGCTGTTCAATGGTCGATAGACAACCAAGATAAAGGGAGAAAGAAAATTGATCAAGCCGAACGCAAAGCGATTAATCAAGCGAAGAAATCAAACCTTAAAACTCGAAAAGATGCGGCAAAAAAAGCGTGCCATGATTACATTAGAGCTAGAGACTCAGGAAAGCCTTGTATCTGCTGCGGCAAACCATTAGGAACAAATTATCATGCTGGTCACTTCCTGGAGTCTGGCAATAATCCCCAAATTAGATATGATGAAGATAATATCCACGGACAGCGGCTAGATTGTAATTTTTTCAGAGGTGGTGATTCTGGCTCATACAAAGAAAACTTAATTGATAAGATAGGTGAGTTTGCTGTAAATCAATTGTTAAACCTTCAAGGTGGCACTGTGAAGCGTACACCTGATGATTATTTGGTTATTGAAAAATACTACAAAGAAAAATTAAAGGAGCTACAAAAATGACTTACTTTTCAATATACCTAGCGCTATCCGTTGTAGTAACTGCAATAGCAACTAGGCTTTTCAATAATGATTAAGGATAATTCAGAATAGATAATGCTCCGGCATTGTCTATAGTTAGCTTTTTGGTTACCAGACCATTAGGGCTAACTAATACTATACCTTTACCGCTCTGGGTTAATCCAGCGTCACCAGTTTTATCAAAAAAGAAGGTTCTAATCATAGAGCTTGAATCATCATTCATTATCTCCATAAATCCGTCACCACCATTACGTTTAAATCTCCATTTTGTACCTGATGAAGGGCTGATATCTATGCCGCCGCTAGCTAATGGTATGTCAATACCTCCACCACCTAGTATTTTAATGGATAACTGAACTGTATCCGTTGAAGTGGACTCCTTAAACTCATTGAAAGTTAATATGTTGGCATCTGGCATTGTTATCTTGCATCCAGTAGCGGCGAAACCTCTATTAAATACTGTTGTAGGCGTAGCCGAGTAATATTGATTATCTCTTGCGCCGGTCAAAACATCATCTAGCACCGTTGTTCCGAGAGATAAATTGCTAGCATCAAAATAATGTGTCTTTAATTTTGCTGTATCGTCATTGAATTCTATATTGTAGTTTCGGTAACAGTTTGAAACTATATTTCCTCTGTAGTCACCGTTAAGGGCTGGCGTCCCCACAGCTTTAAAAGCATCTATTCCACCTCGTAGTTTATCATGGCCGCAATTATCGACGGCATTATTCCAAATCCTTGATCCAGTAGAATCAAGAGAATTATGGATACCATAACCACCAGTGCCTTCGGCTTTACATCCTTGAACAGTTGCGTTGGTGCATGAATCAAGATCAATGCCATCACCCACGGAATTTATTGCATGAACGTTAAATACCTGAGCGTCAATACAGCTCTTTAAATCCAGGCACTCATGATCATTGTTTGACCCACCTACATTGATCTGATTCGCTTTATTACCGTCTAGCAGGCCGTTTTTTACGGTTGGTGTACCGCCGTCAAGTTGGTAAACATAAGTATTAGTTATTGCTGTGACATCTTTAGGTTTTAATTGAACTTTTGTATCTCTACTCTCATGCTCTATTGTGTACTTTGCGCCGGTGAATTTAATTAAATCGACAACATAAAAGCTACTTGGTTTGGGCACATAAAATATTGATGCTGTTCCTGCGTCAATGTGATCTCGCGCTGCTAAGAATGGGCCAGTGTCCTCCGTCACGCCATCACCTACCGCGCCAAACTGCTTAACATCCACAGTTCCTGCGCCCTGTAATACAGCAACATTCCCATTAGCTAACTCATGGTCTCCGTAACCATCGAATGCTTGTGGGGTTACTATCAAATACCTAGCAGCCCCTGCATCACCCTTAGCGTAATATCCACCAGTCTCTACAAACTGACCTTCTTTTAATTTAGCTAATTTAAGTTTAGCAACTGTATCAAATGTTTTCATATTGTTTCCTTAGCCTCCTTCCGAGGGGAGGCTCTAAAGTTATGTTGGGGGAGCATGGTTTGCAGTTAGATTATTGAGCGCGCTCAAATCTTAGACCTATTAGCTCATAATCAGCCGCCAAAGTATCATTAGCATGGCTGCCGGCTCTAGATATCCTAAATGATTGAAAATCTTTTCCGTCCATCGTCAACGATGTTGCTGTTATCTTAGGTGTATCAAGCTGATGCTTAACATTTCCAACAGTGTGGTCTAGATTAGTTGTGGTTCCAGATACATTTAAAGCATCTGTATCATCATAAGTGTCATAGGTTAGGCTGATTCTAGCAACGCCAGCCGCCAACGAGTTTTGGGTGAAATAACCATACACATTAAATTTCAGCCAGTTCTTGCAAAGCTCTGGAACTTTTCCGGACAAAGTATCTGTCGCTGCATCTGATAACGTCCAGCAAACTTGCCTTGCACCGCCGCAAGTTGCGAGTGTTGGTGTGCCAGATAATAACGATATTTCATTGGCATTAACAAAGGTAGAATTCTCAAAGCCGTCGATATGTAAGTTCTGACTATTAAGATTTGTATTTAATTCACCGCTATCATCTTCTTGATTGTAAACCCAACACAAACCATTATTTGCATCAGAATCATTACTATAAATTCTAAAATTTGGCGTTCCTGTTTTTGTGTTTGTTCTAGTTACTAACCCGTGTACTTCTGATCTCATACCTGATGTGCTATGGATAACAGCGTAAGTTGCCAGGTAAGTATCATCAAACGTGCAGTTAATAATCGACAAACTATTAACGATTATCGTGTCCTGTGTGCCACTAATAAATCCCGTGGACGTTGCTACTACTCCATCTACACCATCCATAGGTTCTAGGCCTTCTAAATGTAGGGAGTTTATTGTTAAAGTTTCCCCACCATTTGCTAGTATAGCTTGGGCTATTTTACCATGCTCTATGTTAAGTTGGTTAAATACAGACTCATTCACCGCACTGAGTTTAACACCGCGTACAGCGTTTTGTGCAACTCCTGCTCTTTTGAAATTAATGTACATGTTAGTAAATACGTTCCCTGTTGAACCGCCATTTACAGAGGTTAAATCCATACCTGTATGCGATACACCAAAGGCGTAGATATTGTCAAAAGAGCATGAGAAGCAGTTAGCGTTCGCTGTGTCCTTCGTGGTCAGTTTTATTGCATAAGCACCGTTCGTCAATCTTAAGTCTCGGAAACTCGAATTAAAGTTCACATCTACAAGGTTAAGGCATACAGCGCTGCTATCTGTGTAAGGCAGACTCGGACTAAAGTTTAAGGATAGACTCTCTACTTTATTAAATGATCCACCCACTTGTAGCACAGGAGTATTAGGTGTAGTTTGTTGTATGATAGTACCTCGCATATTGTCTCCTACGAGTGTACTGTCAGACGTTAGCATCGTTAACGCTGCTGTTATCTTATAAGTTCCCTTTGGTACATTTACGCAGGCACTAGCAGAATAGTCCAAGGCCGCTTGTATAGCTGCTGTATCATCCACTACCCCGTCACCAACAGCTCCAAACTGCTTGACATTAGCTACAGTCCCAACCCTCAACACTAAAGCTAAACTAGCAACACCCGTACAAGCCACAATATTATAAGTATTAGCTGTAACGCTTGAAGCTAACACAATGTCCCACATAGCACCGCCACCATTACCCGTGGTACGCTCTTTAAGGTTTACGCTATCACCTGCTAGTATTTTAGTGCTAGCTATCGCATCGGCTAGTGTAGCGAAGTTGTGTACGAACTCTCTGCGGATACCACTATCTATCCCTTCACCAGTACCAGTACGCTTAGTCAATGTAACTATTGTCCCTGCTGGGTATGATTCAAGTAAGGTTATAGAGGTTTCAGTTGCAGCAGGCACATCCATATCGTTACTGTTCAAACGCCTACTATCTACACCCACGCCATTAATGTGGAACTCTGCTAATGTAGTAGTGTACTCTGTGAATGTAACTACTGTCTGTCCATCAGTGAGTGTCTTTGACTCTGACACTGAGGGTATGGTTATTAGGCCGTCTTCTGTGATACCTAGCACATCACCTAGGCGCACTGCATCCGTTAGGTCGGTTGGTTTACCTAGATTGTTAATTTGGTAACTATTCATGTCGATGTTGCCGGCGCCGATAGCCGCGTTCACGTATTCTAAGCGCCCATTAGAATCAAAACCTAAAACCTTGCCGCTTCGGGTCGCTATGTCGGCTAGCTCAGTATTGCTGGAATTTAAAGCAGTATCATCAATTGGCGCTCTTATTGATAGCTCCGCCGTTCCGTTAATTTGCTGTTGAGCCGCCCATAAGCGATCGAAGTCATCATTAACTTCAGCAGCTAAAAAGTCACCGTTCTGCTGGTAATCGGTTAAACGCTCTAGGTTCATATTTCTATAAAGCGTCATAATATCGCCAGAAGTCGCGCCAGTTACTAGCGTTACATTTCCACCAGCATCAACACCAACACCAGAAACGGTATAGTGAGTACCTTCTGTTAATAGTGCGCCGTTTTGCTCTACAGCAATATCATCCTTGCTGAACACTTCAAACGTGTATGGAAATATAGTTTGCGCTGCTGTAGCTGTGTATTGATTGCGTGTTCCGTTGTCATTTATAGCCATATTATTTGCCCATTATCTTGCGTTGTTTTTCGGTTGATTGCTGCTCTGCGTTTGTTTGTAGTTCTGGAAATTCTTTAAACATTTGAGCTTTAGCTGCCTGCTTATACTCAGAGAATTTATTTAATATTAATTGGGATTTTCCACCATCAACTCCACTACCTAAACCTTTGTATAAGCTCGATCTAAATTGCTCCCTAAGTGCTTGCTTTATCGGTTTTCTGTCAACTTCGGCATTATCTTTGCCTGATGCCAATACAACGTATCTATCGTATTGCTCCGGCGTTAACTCAACCCCCATAATGCTTTTTCTTGGCATTGGGACCGGAGTTCCTTGCGCTACAATTTCTTCAATCACCAAATCACGCTTTACTTCACTTGTGTAAACAGGGCTTAAAATGTCTGGTCCTAATCCGCCCTGTAAAACTACCTTCTCACCAAAAACATTTCTTCTCGGAGGTAAATCCTCTGATAGCCCTGGCGTTCTAGATTTAATGTGGTCTATGATGCTGTAAGTTGCTTTCATCTCTGGACTAATAACCCTTTCTAGTGATGCAACACCAGAAGGAATAACTGTTCCAGCTAACCGCTTGATCCAGTTTTTAACTTTTGTTTGTTCTGCCCCAACCTCTGAGCTAGTTGAACTCATCATATCAAAGAACTCAGCAACACCCCGTAAGTAGGTTTTACTGGTTACATTTTGAGCTATTGCCATAATTGACGCGTAAGCCACATCGAACCCGTCCTTCTCATCAGCGTGCAAAAGTATCTCTGACATATCAGCAGAAAGCCCTAAAAATGCCCCTATAGGATCTAAGCGGTTGTAACTGTAATAGGTGTCGCCAATCTTAATCGAATAAGGCTGCCACCCCGTTTCCCTTAACATTCTATTTTGTTGCCAGTTAGCAGGACCTTTACCAGTAATGTCTCCGGATGCCGTATAGTCAGCACCTATCGCCATTAGAGTTGATCCTGTTGCTATCTTTGCTAAAGCCATATCTTTTCTCGCACCACCCGCCGCAATCTCAGCGCGAACGCTTTGCGATAATGGAGCTAGAATAGTTCTCTCGCCTACATACTTCATTATGTTTATTGGTGTTCTAATAAATGGCATGATCACCTTAGCGCCTGGTACCTTCTCTCTTGCTGACTGGATTGCTTTTCCGGCATCGCCTAGCTCTTTAGTGAATGTTTGATATCTGCCTGTGTCAATTGCCTCTAAATGCAAGTTTTCCGGCGGGTTGGTTATTAGTGAGGATATTCTTTCTGCTAGCTCGTCACCCTCTAAGCCTTCTTTGCTTGCTGCTCTAAATGCTTGGGCGTTCAACTCCATTCTATACCCGATAGTTTTGAATAACTCGTCACCAGCCATTAGGAATCGCCCTGGCAATCTAACTATCTCCCCAAGAAGATCAGCTGCCCTGCCTGCTGTTCCTGTTAGATTTAGGTTTTTTGCAGTTATAGACCTGAATTTTGTCATCTCTGCTTTTTGCAATGGATCAGTAGGCTCGCCAGTCTTAATAACATCCCAGGCCATTTTCATTCCATCTTTATAACCCTCGATCATGCCTTTAAACTGCATTGTGGCCTCACCTACTGCCACTGAATCCGCCGAACCTCTAGCCTGTCCAAGTAAAGACGCTATCTTTCTTTCACCGACCGCCAACCCAGACACAACACTATTCGACACAACATTGACCACATGAGTTGCAGGGCTTGATAGTAAGGCGTTTATCCATGCTTCATAGATCATTTCAGGCTTTGTTGCCTTGGCCGCACCATCAACAAACTGATTTATCTGGTGGGTTGTTTTTAAGTCTCCCATTTTTTCAGCTAGTCCTCTTGTGACATTTTCACCACCACCAACTTCCAAAGCCTCTTTAATAGCTCGTTCCTGCTCCTTTGCGCTCTTTGCCATAATTCTAAAACTTGACAATGCCCGCCCAGCTTCGGACGTCAATCCAGATACTTGCTGTTGTATGGCTTGATGTTGCGCCATTGCTCTGCGGAATAAGGCTAAATCTTCTACACCGCCACCTTTTGCTTTGTCAGCTAAATCAAATAACTTTTCACCGCTAGCGACTAATATTTTTCTGGACGCGACAGCTTGTTCGGCATTGAAGGCTTGACCTCTACGTCTATCAAGCAGATCATCAACAGTCATACCTAGGTCGTCAGCTAGTTTTTCAGTTTCTTCCAGCGTTATAGCTTCGCGTCTTGCTTCATTTATCTTGGTTGAGTCTGCTTCCGCTACATTATCTATCAAGCTTTTTACGTCATCTGTAGTTTCCAGCCTTGATAGGTTAATGTTCTTTGCAGCCTCATCATCTGCCACGCCGGCGGCCTGTTTAAATTCTTGCTCTTGCTTTGCTGCTTTTTCTTCAAAAGGTATAAAGTCACCTTCTTTTGTATCGTCAACTTTTAATTCTTTTGTCTTTGATAACTGCTCTGCTTTTTCTATGTCAGCTTTAGCCGCTTTTGCTTCTTTAGATGCGATTGTTTTAGCTCTGACAGTCTTTACAGCTTTTAGGAATGTATCAGCTACACCCCCAAGAGCAAACCCTTCTAGAGCGTTTTTAAAGCGCCCTTCTGCTTTTGAATCTTCTGGATCGGCCTCTAGATATGATGTAACTGGATTGCTTAATGCAGGGTATTCTTCGATTAAATCAGATAGTCTCTCGTCGCTAGGGTCAAATACAACTGAGTCAGCGATCGCGCCGCCAGCCATAGCAGATGAAACCGCACCTTTAACACCCATTGCTTTAACAGCCTTCACACCAGGAAGAAACCCAACTAAAAATTGTGAGATGCCTTTAATTAGTCCACCAGTAACAGTTCTAGGATCATCAAGCTCCGGCATAATGTCACCCACTCCGCCGCGCTTCTCTGCTTCTGCTCGTGTAATCATCTCAATATCAAGATTGCCTTTTTCATCAACAAACTGAATAATAGTTTCCCAATCGTCCATCCCAAGCATATCTTCAATGCTTGAGCCTAAGTCATCAACTGCATATAGGGCTTCTTGGACCCCCTCGCTTATGCCCCCGACTATCTGCCTTGGAGCCTCAATAATACCTCCAACCACATCAGAAGCAATTCCGCCAACCGTAGATGCAATACCTTTTGCTGATGCCATTAAATCAAAAGACTCATCCTCTGGCTCAACTGGTTTTAGCGATCTAAGTAGTTTGTCTGCTGGTGTTAAGTTTGAGTTAGCTCTAGCGTCTAAGTAGCTTGATGATAGATCGTCCTGCGCTTGAGTTTCGCCGCTTGATAGCATTAGGGC